CCTTTACCATCACAATGTTTTGTTCAAAGACCATGCCCTGACTCATAGTATCCATTACTGCTCGGAGAGCCTTTCGCATAGCCATATAGGAAGCGGTGACGAGGACTACGTGTGGGATGAGACCGGCAATACTTTTGCTGGTCTTTTTTGTTTTATCATTTAAGGTTTCGGTATGCCCTGCTGTTGTTTTGGTAGAAGCTCCAAGTTTATTTAACTTACCGGAAAGCGTGTTTGTGGTGGCTATAGTCTTTGAAACAGAAGCATTCAACCTGTCTATAGCTACAAATAGCGCTGTTACGCTTTGCTTAGCTTCTTGGGTTTTTATTGTAAAACTAACAGCAGCCATTGTTTATCCTTCGCTTTTGCTTTTCTTATCCGCTTTCTCTGCTCTGACATCCATAAACTCATTATCGAGAATAAGGATACGCTCAAACAATATTTTTCTGTACCCTATATCATTTATACTCAACATTCGCATGTAAGACAATATATCCGACACAGATATACGTTGAATATCCATTCCCGAAGCACGTGTTTGAGACAAAATAACAAAAATATTAAATGACTCTGTTAGGTCGCTATGTAAGTGAGGTCTATCGTAATACGCTTGTGGTGGCTCTTCTCCTTCCGCTTCTAATTCCTCATACCATTCTAAAAGCTCACCATTTTCTAATTGCCAGCGTATTACTTCTTTGAGTTTTTTGCTGTGCCTGCTTTTGCCTCACCCTCTGTTATTGTCTCACCATCATCTTCATCTTCGGGATTATCTAAATAATTATTTATATCATTCGCCGTATCTAAAACCTTCACGAAAATAGCCCTGTACTGATGCAGAATTGCAATTCTATTCTTCTGCGTAGAAGCAACAATATTCCCATCATCATCAAGCAGATTTCCCATATCTTTTAAAATGCTTATGCCTACTATTTCTTCGTAGACCTCAGCCAATTTTTTGGGAAAGTTTCTGTACCTCTCGATTTGTCTGGCATATTTCCTTTGCATCTTTTCATGTAAAGGGTTGCCTGCCTGTGCAACCTTAAAGTTTATTTCTTCATTTTTGCTGTTTTGGCCAATATACAAATCTGCTAAATCTTTATCCGGGCTGTACATTTTGTCTAAGTCTGACAATACTAACGTGTCTTTTTCCATAAGACTGTTCCTCCTGCTAATGTTAAAAGGTGCCTGCCAGCATTCCGTACCGGCAGGCGTCTATGTTATGCTGCAAATTTATCTATCTGGATCATGCAGTCATAAGTTGCATGACGTAACGCGGTCCAGGCTAAGTTATCCATAATATCAGTATTCGCTCCACCGGCTGCGGGAGCATCATCTGAAAATTTAATGTTGTGAAATGTAAATATATAAACATTCCCCGCAGCATCAGCCACCCTGAAACTGAGAGAAGAAGCTGTGGCATCTAAGAATTTCTGGTAAAGATCCTTGTTCTTGAAATATGCCGTTAAAGTTCCAGTTAAATCTACTTCACCTACGCCGATATCACAATTACCAGTTGACCCTATAGCATCAAGGCCCCTTACATTGTTATTCAAAGCGAAGCCCATGGCATTAACTAAGCAAGTTGCTACCGCAGTATCATTCTCTAACACATTTGCGACATTTGCATTTGCGTTAAGAGGGTCAGTAGTTCCAGCGTCAGTTACAGACCCCGAGCTCATAGCCGTTGCGGATACATCCCCCTTCTGTCCTATAAAGCCGAAGGAGCCCGTTAGCACAGCTTTTGAAGCAATATCTACGTTGAATGTGTTAACTACCAGACCAGTATAAGGAAAGTGAACAAGTGGTGATAATTCACTGAGCTTTCTTTCAATCGAATACGAATGCTCAGTAGTCCCATTCCTTAGATAAGAACCCTTCACTGTTACAGTTGCCCCAACGGCCTCTATAGACGCAGGCGCAGGAGATGTGGTAAGCGTAGCTGCAGCAGCAGCGGTTACGAGGTAGTATCCCTCATTCTCGCCAGAACTACCAGTAAAGCCAGCTACCTTAATCCATTCTCCGGCAACTACACTTCCAAATCCAGCACCGGAATCCGTAAATCCAGTGGCAGCGGCGGCTATAGTGTCAGCAGAAATGGCAAGGTCAGCAGACCAATCAGACCATAATGCCCCTTCAAGAAACTCATCATAAGAATCATATGATAACTCAAACGCTAAGTCTCCGGCAGCAGAACTTCCGGTCTGTATCAGGTTGGTTGTCTGCCTATCATCCCGAATCTCATTCGATGTTACGTTTTCTATTGTATGCTTAAGAGATTCACTTACGATACGGAGCTCCTGCAAATCACGAGTGGCAGGAGTCGTTCCCCACGTATCTTCTTCTACATACCTCATTTGTACTCTATTAGAATCAGACATTTTTTTGTCCTCCTATATATTATTATCGTTTTTATGCAGTTTCTACCGCATCTTGGTTTTTTGTGTTTTTTGTTTGGTCAAAAACAGAAATTAACTTATCCTGCAACTCTGCTATATCTTTCGCTATATTCACTCTCATTATGTCGTTGAGTGCCGGAAGCATCTCATGTAACACAGACAGGTAAGCGGCGCTTTGAGATATTGAATCCATTGCCAGTAAAGATATGCAAAAAGCATAATTCTCAGGATTGTAAGAAAAAACAAATTTAGAATTTATGTTCTCGTTTATATATTTTTCATCACCATTTTTTGCATACGCGGCTACATAGTTAGCAGCAGCCAGATTCTTTAGGTTATTGTTCTTAGCTTTTATGCTCAACAATACTAAGGCCCACAATAAATCTATGTCGTTAGGATTCCTCCTAAGCCCTTCCTTGATATGTTTGTCCGCCATGGGGAGATTATTTAATGTCATATACCCTGTAGCGAGTGTAAAATAGACAGAATCAAAGACATTCCAGTCTTCAATCTCTGATTTGTGTTTCAAGTATTTCTCTGCATATGATACAGACTTTTTGTGATTCCCTATCCATCCATAGCTCTGGCTAAGATAGAAATAAGCGCTGTAGTCTTTATTATTTTTGCGCAACCTTTCTTTTAGAAGCCTGATGGTCCTGTTGGTTTTTTTGACTATCCCATCTTTATCTAAATCATACCCGTAATGTTTAAGGTAAGCATCAGGATAGAAGGCCTTGTCACCCTCATAGATTGGATTGTTATGCACCGTTCCCTCATAGTGTACTTCCCCAGTTCTAAAAAATCGTAGTGTACCAGGCATACGAGTCTTGATAATTCCAGCCCGCATGTCTTGTAATTCAATAGTAACAGTACCAATTTCTTCTGGTAATTGACCAAGCATGACTTTGAGGTTTCCAACATTTTCACAATACAATTCTTCATCACAATCGATGATAAGAACCCATTGTTTTGTAGCATACGAAAGAGATTGATTCCTCGCTTTCGAAAAGTCGTCTTCCCATGGATGAGAAAATATCTTTGCGCCATAATTCTTAGCAATCTCATTGGTATTATCACTACTCCCAGTATCAACAACAATAATTTCGTCAACCACATCCTTTATAGACGCAAGCATCCTGCCTATATTTTTTTCCTCGTCTTTAGCAATAATAGCAGCGGTGATTGTAGCTTTCTTTTGTTGGGCTTTATTGTAATTTATATCTATGACTTTATCTTTTAACATGAGTCCCTCTGCATTGAAAATGAGACTGTCCATCTTAACCATTCACCAACAATATCTTTAAATATTGTCATATCCTTAAATATTATCCCGCTAATAGGGTGCGCAAAAAATATATCAACGATTGTGTCAGCATGGCCCCTTATGATTTTTGTACCATTATGCCTTGGGCAGTTGATTTCAATGGCAAGTACCCCATGGTATCTATGGCCAGGTATTGCATGTTGAAAACCTCCGCCTGGGTCAACATGTGGGGCGATATAAGATGTCCCCTTGATAGGAGTGTAAGGTATATCATCCCAGCTAATTGGAGTATCCGTCCAATTATCTTTGAAGTAGGTCTCAATGTCCTCTCTCTCTGTATCTATACCTGCCATCTATATCCCGTATTTAGAACGAACATAACTTCTGGTTTGTGCATAAGTTCTGTAGGGTTTTGAATTGCCACCCCAACCTTTGTATTCTACCTTCTCAGCCCATGGAATTGTATTCGATATTGTTATTGTATCTCCAAGCTTAACTTTATCTATAACAATTTTTTCCTGCCTTGCTTTTTCAACAG